CGGACCTCATCAAGAATCCCGATGGAGATTGGGAGAACTGGGGCGGCGCCGGCGCAACGCCGGACATCCACTTCGACTGTTGGCCGGGCGTGTTCCGGTTCTCCGACGACTACGATGGAATGATGATCGAGATTGTCGCCCGCCGCGGCGGCGATATCGACCATCAGGCTCTGCACCGCGCCAAGTCGGTGTTGGAGTCGGACATCGTGGACCATGAATTCCTGAAGGGCGTTGCCTTGATGGAATGGACCGGGCCCGACAACCGGATCGGTCTGTTATGACGGTCGGGTGCAACAAAGGGTGCGGCATGACTTGGCGGCGCCATCCCGCGTTGGAAGTCCCGTGTTCGGAGTGCAAAGCGAAAGTCGGTAGTCACTGCCGGCGGCCGTCCGGCCACGAATGCACCTACCACAAACCCCGGATTTTGCAGGCTTACGACGAAGGGCACTTCAAGGAATGTCCCTGGAATATCTGCCGTCCGGATGAGCGGCCGCTGCCTTCGGAGAGACAGGGTCTGGATTTACCGCTCTTCAGCGAGAAAGGAGAAACCCATGGCCAAAAGCAGACGCCATGAAATCTGCATCGTCCTCAAGACGGACAAACCCTGTACACGTTCGGAAGCCGTGGCTTTCGCGAAAGACTGCATCCACGGTGAGTTCTATCCGACGGACCCGAAAGGTGAAGTCGAAACCATGACCATCCGGTCATTCAAGGCCAGGATGAGCCAGGACTGACCGGCATCGGCCGGAACAAGCCGAAACCAGCCCTTTTCGGGCTGGTCGTCACGGGTGGTACCCGTGGCCTGATGAGGCAGCCGCCAAGTCAGATCTCCGTTGCAGGGGAGCCGTCCAGGTTTCGATCTGGGCGGCGCCTGCGGCTCAGGAGATTCCTTCCAACACAACGCCGATATAGCGCATGGCAGCGCCGCCTTTGCGGACCGCCCGCCACCGCTTCACGATCTTGACGTTCATGCGCCGGCACACGCCGGCCAATGCCATGTCGATCAGGTCGTCATGATGCCGGTTCCCCCCGGCGAAGGTCTTCCGCACGCCAGCCAGCTTGCGGAGGGCGATCGGCAATCCCCCCAGCTTCAGATTGAGTCCGCTTCCCTCTGTGAGAATCAGACCGATGCGTTCGCCCGGTTTGACCTCACGCCTCGAAGCGAGGATGAACGCCTGTTCCCATGGCGACCCGTAAGCATCGAAATCGAAGATGTTGAACTGCTGAAGGTCGACCGCTCGCAAGACGCGGGTGTTGTCGCAGACGAAGGCGGTTCGCGTGTCTCGGTACCAGACCAGATCGCAGCCGATATAGCTCTTTGCGGCATGCCAGACCGCGGTATGCATGACGCCCTCGCCGGCGAAAGCGTCGAAGACGGAAGCATCGTCGGCGCCGATAACGTCCAGGACGTTCTGGCGGATCTGTGCCTTGGCCTTCTCGGCTGCAGGGTGGTTGTTGGCCTTTTTCTTATTCTTATTCAGAGTCGACGAAAATCGGTTCAGTTTCTTCATCCCTACATTCCCGGCGTCGTGCCGAGCTCCACGTCGACATCTTCGAGGTCCACCATCGCGGCCTTCAATCGGTCGAGTGCCGCGGCTTGGTTCGCGAGCGGCCCTCTGATGGTGATCCAGAAGCTATCCGAAACCAAGTCTGCGGAAAGTTCCTCGACTTCGATCGCGTCTTCTTCCAGTTCATCCAGAAGCCGAGACACCTCAGTGTCGTCGAAACCGATCGCGAAATAGTCGTCTGCGTTGATTTCGCGGAGAAGGGCGGCCACTCGATCTTCGTCATCGGTCGACAGATCGCCGAGCCGGTTGTCGGCGAGCATGTAGGCATCCGCCGTCGCTTGATCGACGTCCCATAGAATGGCGGAGACATGCTCGAGGCCGGCAAGTTTACAGGCCGTAAAGATGCCGTGACCACCGACAATCATCTTGTTTTCTTTACGGACGAGGATCGGACGCGGTTGACCGAACCGTTTGATGCTCGCGACCAAGTGTTGAATCTGCTCATCCGGATGAGATCGAGCATTCTTGGGGTTTGCGATTATGCTGCCGATGCCAACGGTGGCGATTTTAAGTTTTTCAGACATTCGTTCCCTCATGGATAATGAGGAAAAATCATTATCGACGGCGTTCATAGGGTCAAGAAAAATTGGCCGGACCATATTTCAGGCCCGGCCTTGGGAAGTGGTTTGGGTAGGAATCGGTGTGCGTGCCGATTTGCCGATTATGATTGTCTGGCTGGCAAAGTCAATGAGAAGTACACATAAATATGATTGACACTCATAAATCAGATGATATTCTTTCATATCATGGTAGGGAGTAGAGACATGCAAGACAGTATTGACCAGAGGATCCAGGTCATCCGCGACATCAACACACGCGCCGGCAGGGAAATCAGCGGACGCTATCAGGAAGGTGTGCAGCGGCACGAAATCGAGGAACGCTTCACCGGTCCCTTGGGCGGGCGGATGGAAAGTTTCGGCGGCGGTGAGTTCAAGTTCATCGAATACACCAGTTAGGCCGGCCCAATGGGGAAAAGCATCCATCAACTTCGGGTCGGGATCGAACTGCTCCTGAACGACGTTCGGTTCGATCGTCGGCTCGCTGAAGATCGGCTCGCAAAGCTCAAGCGGCAGGAAGAGACACTTGTTGCGTTGAAAGAGCATTTGGACGGCGCCGGAACGGGAGGACACAAAAATGTCGCAAGTCAGTAATCCTTGCCTGATCAAAAAACGTTCGGTGATCGTCAACGGTCATCGGACCAGTGTTTCGCTCGAGGAAGTGTTTTGGGACGGCCTGTGCAAGTTGTCTGCACTGCGGAAGAAGTCCGTGAACCAGATTGTCACTGAGATCGACGACAACAGAGGTTCCTTCAACCTGTCGAGCAGCATTCGTTGCACCGTCTTCAACGCCTTGAGCATTCGATAGTTGGGATTTTTCTATGGGTCCGACAAAGCGGGAACGTCAGGCAATTGCTGCTGAAAACAGGCGATGGCCAAACAAGTTGATCTTGGTGCAAGGCATTGACCTGGACTTGTATCAGGCAGATTCCAACCGCGTAGAGGTATGGCGATCACGGCATTTCCTGGTTCAGGTATTCGCCTTGGGGAACGGTTTCGAGCGTTTGAGTGTCAACCGAACCCGTCTAAAGGGCGGCGGCTGGGACGACTGTATCGAATGGGAAGAGCTGCAACGGCTCAAGTCCGAATGCGGTCGCGGCGATCGATGCGCAGTCGAAGTATTCCCGCCAGACGACGAGGTCATAAACGTCGCGAACATGCGGCATCTTTTCATCCTGCCGGAGCCGCCGGACTTCATGTGGTCTCGGAGGAAGAACCGTGGCTGATCCATCCAAGATGACACCGATGCAGGTTTTGCATTTCGTGACTTTGTGCGAACGGGAAGTCGCTGACGTCGAACGTCAGCTTACCGCCGCCCGGGCCCGTCGAGACAAGGCATGCCGGGAGGCGGATCGAATCCTCACGACGCATGTTGAGGCCGGCGCTCATCACCGTGTCGCGAGATCATGCCCGACGCATTCTTCGCAGTAACAGGAAAGGAAAGATCGCATGCGGTCCGAAGAACCTGACTATTCGAACGGCGTACCGGATGACTTCGCTGCACAGTGCCCGGTCGGCAAGAAGAACATCTATGTCTGCGACACTTGCCGCGGACATATCGTGACGGTCGATATTGACGCCGGTGTGACTCCTTTCATCGTTTCTCGTTGCAGGTCGACACCTGGTTGCGAAGGCAAGATGACGAGCAGCTTGTATCGCGTCTTCGACCAAACGATGCGTGCGGACTTCGAATGGTACCGGCCGCCGGCCGCCCAGCAAATATCCGACGGGGAGCGTCAGCACGTTCGCAAGGGCGGGTTGCTCCTTCGCGAGGTATCTCGGAGCGACGAACGATGACTAGGTACGCGGACGGGCCGTGGAAACTGTTTGTCGGTTGGAGCGCAAAGACTATCGCGATCTTCCACGAACAACGCACACGGAAAGACGGCCGGCCGTTTGAAGTGATCGCTTGGCCCGGCTTCGACAGTTCCGACATTCAGGATTTTAACGCCCGGATTTCATGCGCTCAGGTGGCTACTGCCGCACCGGAAATGAAGGCCGCTTTGCAGGCGGCTTTGGACGGAAGGAAGGGCTGGCAGAAACGGGCGCAAGCCGCGCTGGATAAGGCGGCGGGCCGGCCCCCTAGATGACAGAGGCGATAATGGGCGCATTTCTGATCAAGCGATATCTGGTCGTCGTCGACGGGTTCGACCCTGGTCACTACTTTGCCGCGTCGCACGGAAAGGCCCGCCGTGATGCTTGGCTGAGTTACACGCACTGCGATAGCCGCTGCAAGTTTGGCGACTTTCTAAAAATATCACGCGTCATCCGCGCACCAAACACACCAGGAATGGGCGATAAAATCACGGTCGGCGGAAAACCGGCATTCAAGGTTTCCTATGACGGGCATTACGTCCAATTCGCCCGCCCCGGCTGCGACCGCGTGATGAACAGCCATCCGCTCGACGTAGAGCCGGGTTGGCCGTCCGTCCAGCGAGAGGGTCAAGAAAATGGCTGATGGCTACGCTACCTGTTCGAATTGCGGAAAAGATATTGCGGTCTGCGTGCCGAAAGGCGGCGACGGATCGGTTGCCGCGTTCCACCGGCACAAGGGACTAACCGAGCGGACATGCCCCGGTTGCTGGGATGTTATCGACTGGAAAGACGTGCGCGAAACACGGTCCGTCCAGCGAGAGGGTCAAGAAAATGGCTGATCGACGCAGGTCCGCGATGGTTGGGCCAATGGCGCTGGCGATGGCCGCAATGGCTTGGGCGGACGAAAGAAGCGTGCCGAACGTCATACGGATCGACGCGGACGATGACTTTGACCTGATCGACGACCGTCCCCGGAAGCGCCGCGCGCCGCCGCAGGCAAGGCCGCGCGAGCCATCCACGGAAGACATAACGCGGTATTACCGCGCCGCGTCGAAACGCGCCAGGAAGGCCGCGAAACGGCTGCGGGACCGGTCCCTTGATCGACACACAGGAGAAAACCCCGATGGGTGAGTTAGGCGAAAAATTCTTGGACGTTTGGGCACAGGCCCAGCGGAACCATGCCCAGTATTCCGCGACCGGATCGACCGAAGAAGATATCCGCTTTTTCGGGCTGGGTCTGGCCGGCGAAGCGGGCGAGGTCGCGAACTTCATCAAGAAGCGGTGGCGCGACGGTGACGCGCACCTGACCGACCTGCGCAAAGAGTGCGCGGACGTGTTCGCCTACAACATCATGCTCGCCGACGCGCTGGGCATGTCGCCCCTGGACCTTCTGGAAACCGTTGACGGGAAACAGAAAGCCTTCATCGCCAAGATGCAGGCCCGGTCCCCCTATCAGGATGTGAGCAAAAATGACTGAAATCAACGAAGACGAATTGCAGGCGTTTTTGGTGGCATCTTACGACCAATTATCTGCCCCGCAAAAGGCGGTCATGCAGATGGCCGCGACCGGTCTAGTTGGCATGGACGCATCGACGGACGTGCTGCGGCGGTTGGGCCTCGGTAGCTACGCCGACACCGGGCAGGGCGTTGACCATACATTCTACTCGTTCGCGCTGAATTCCGTAGGGCGGGCGATGATTGAAGTCGTTGATGCGCGGGTCAGAGCCACCCGATCCGTCCAGCGAGAGGAACAGAACAATGCGTGATTGGGTCAACTGCCCCATATGCGACGAACCGGACATGCGCAAGGAAGACGGAATTATCAATTGCGTCAATCTGAACTGCGG